CTGACTGAGAGTTTACTCACTTAGCCGCGTGTCCACTATTGCTGGGTAAGATCAAGTTGCTTACTGCCGGCGATCTGCGTATGGGCGATCTCTACGTCACCGGCGTGTGCAAAAAGGTGAAGGACAAAGAGAAGGACTACACCAAAAACGAGATCGGCCAGTTCACCGACTTTATGCGTGAAGAGATCAATCTGGTGCGTCCGACCTATGTACTGACGTGTGGCAGCCGGGCGACGTCGCTCTTCAACAACAAGAGCAAACCATCCGACCTGGTTGGACGCAAAGAGTATCTGCCGGAGCTGGATGCGACCGTTTTCTACGGATTTAACCCGAATATCCTTTACTTCCGACCGGAAGAAGGAGAGCGACTGGAGGCCATTCTGACTGATATTGCGGAGACGATAAATAAGTAATAAAGAAAAACCCGCCATTTGGCGGGTTTTATGCGCAAATTTTTTCGCAGTCTTGCGAGTGACTGAGTGAGCGAGTAACTCTCTCCACCTCATGAATGTCGCCCAACGATCTTATACGCAGGGCAAGATTCCACGTACTCAATGTGCGCGCGTTACGCACCAGTTCTTCCCGTGCTTTTTCGTCTTTGCTGTCAAGACGACCGCAGTCGTTCAACCATTTAGCGACTTCCGCCCAGTCCCAGAGTGGAGACTGACCGCTGATACGCTGAACAGGGCAAGGAAAATCACCTTTGCCACGTAATCCGTCTTTAAGCAGAGTAATAGCCTGGCGCGTTAAGCCAGAGAGTTGAGCAATATCGCTCAAGCCTACCAGTGCTGAATCTACCGATTCCACCACTGCGCCAATGCCTGCTGTTTCAATATCAAGGATTGCCGATTCGATTGCTTCATCTAAAGATTTAGCTTCTCGGTCAAATTCTACATACACTGAGTTTCCGTAGTAGCAAATGAGCGCATCATCGCAACCGTGGCTATACAGAGCATCTGCGACTACGCAGTACTGACTACAGGTTATCAGAATTATCCCCATTTACATCAGCTTATCTACGTCAGCCCTCAAGTTCTTCAGCAAGCCAGCTCCACCGCCTGATTCCAACATGATAAAATTGATATACGAAAATAAGTATATAGATAACATTATGAGCGCCGATATCTACGAAAAAATCATGTCCGATCTGGAGTTCGACCGCGACAATCTGGAGGAAGTCTGGCGTCAGCAACCGCGTCTGTTGATGGAGTATGGCTCTAAGCTGGCACGGGCAGAACGTGAGGTTGCAGATGCAAAACTATCTCTCGACGCGATCGAGGCAAAAATCTATGACAACGAGCGTAAGAGCTTGAGTATGAATGGAATTAAGTTTAATGAATCCGTACTGGAAGCGAAGGTTAGAACCAACCCGCAATACCTCGCAAAGCGCCAGAAACTCGACGATGCTCGACACATTGCAGACCTGTACAAGCACGCTGTAGCCGCCTTCTCCCACCGCCGCGATATGATTGTCCAGGCGTCGAAGATGGCTATCGTAGAGATAGAGCGTCTGGGGGCCGAACGATTCCATTTACCCCGTTAATTTATGCTAGATAGTAAGTAAGTACTGATCTATCATTCTTCTCGCTCGAAAGAGCCACGAACAAACGAACGCCCAATGCGCATAGCGCCAATGGCCACAATCACAACAAGGAGAAATACATGTCTAAGTCATTACTTGATCTGCTTAACAAGACCCGTGGCGATATTGCTTCCAAACGTGGCAATAACATTGATTTGACCCGTCTGAAAGATGGCAATAACTATCTGCGCATTTTTCCGAACAAGGACGATCCGAATGGCGTGTTCTTCCAGACTTTCGGTATGCACTACGTTAAGCATCAGAATGAGGAAGGCAAAGATGTAACCACCGCCTATATCTGCGAACAACACACCCACGGCCACGCTTGCCAGCTGTGTGAGATGGTTATGGAAGGTCGCGCTCGCTTTAAGGGCAACAAAGCGATGGAAGAGCGCATTAATAGTATGCGTGCTACGCCGCGTTATCTGGTCAACGGTGTTCTGTCTGCGCGTGAAGACTTTGCGGACGCAGAGAAATGCCAGCTGATTGAGCTGCCGTCTACGGTCTTCGACGATATCTGCAAAGTGATGTCCGAAGATATTGCGGACGATATTGGCAACCCACTGAGCAAAGAAGAAGGCTATGCGTTCCTGATTAAACGCACCGGTTCCGGTCGTGACACCAAGTACGACGTATCCCCGAAACGTAAAGTCTACAAAGGCGACATTCCTGAGAAGCTCTGGACTACCCAACACGATCTGATCGCATATGCGAACCAGGCTGACGAAACTCGTTTGCTGTCCACGACTCGCACTATGGGTCGTCTGATTGGTATTGCGGCTCCGGCAGCAACTATGTCCTCACCAGCCATTTCTTCCGCTGCAAAATCAGCCGCAGCTGGACTGCCAGGCTTTGGCTCTATCACTGGTCATACGGAAGGCGCAGCTGCTGTCGCTACAGCACATACTCCGGCGCCAGAGTCCACCAGCCTGGTTGATGAAGAGATCCTGCGTGCCGCTGAAGCTGAGTTCAAACCGGAAGAAGCGAAAGCTCCGGAAGCCACCGAAGCCGCAAGTGCTTCAGCATCTGCTGCCGCTGCATCTGTACCAGCTGATGAAGGTCTCGATGACCTGCTGGCTGAACTGGACGCTCTGTAATCCCATAACGTAACCAGTAAGGCGTCTGCGGACGCCTTACTTTTTGGAAGGAGTGTACCGGTGAATTATCTCTTTGTGGACGGTAACAGCCTGGGCTATTACCACCAGCAATCCGACAAATTACACAACGGCGAGATGGAAGTTCAGGCGGCTTTTGGCTTCGTGAAGAACGTTCGTCGTTACGCCTCAATTCTCCATGCCCGGCCAATGATCTTGTGGGATGGATTCAGCGACAAACGTCGCGACTTCTACCCGGAGTACAAAGCGAACCGCGACGACGACCCGGACATGAAGAAGATGAAAGAAGGCTTTGCCATCCAGAAGCCGTACATCTTGAAAATGATGACCGCGCTGGGCGTTAACCAACTCATTGCAAAGGACGCAGAAGCGGATGACCTGGCTGGAATGCTGGTCTCTCGTCTGGCTCCGCAGCCGACCGTCGATCACATCTACCTGCTGACTGGCGATGGCGACTGGCTCCAGCTTGTTCGTGAGAACGTGAGCTGGATAAGCCTGCGTGAAGACGCCAAGCACAAGCAGGTGAACTTCGAACAGTTCGCAGAGCTGACCGGTCTGCCGACCCCACGCGCGTTTCTGGAAGCGAAAGCGTTGCAGGGCGATAACTCGGACAACATCAAAGGCGTAGGTGGCATTGGTGATGGTGGCGCGAAAGAGCTGCTTCATGAATGGGGAAGCGTGGCCGCAATGGTACGCGGCATTAACGACGGTTCCATTGTCATCAACAAAGGTCGCTATAAGACGGCATTCAACAAGCTGGCAAAGAACGCCTTCAACGAGAAGACGGGCTGCCGGATGCTCGAAGCCTTTAAGCGCAACATGATGCTGATGAACCTTATCGACACAAAATTCCCACCCAGCGAAATCGAGTCGATTAAAGGCGCACGCGATATGAGCGCCTTTGAACAGATGTGTTACGAGCTGAATTTCCGTTCGTTTCTGGAAGATCTGGAAGTGTTTGTTCTGCCGTTTGAGAGGTATTGCTGATGCTGAAATCCATCATTAATGGCGGGGCAACTACGCCAACCATGCTGGCAAAGGAGATTGTTTTCTGCCACGGCGAGCACGCTGTGGTAGCGCTGCCGAACATTCTGGGCGCTGCTGGCATTTCTGCTACTGAGCGTGAGTTCGCGCTGGTCAGTGAGCAGGTCGTGAAGATCATCGCTCGCGTCGCCAAACACCTGAACCACGACGCAATCAAGTTTGACGAAGCCGCTGCTTCGAAGCGAATCAACGAATCAAAAGGAGCCTAATCATGGCAAAAGGCAAATCCGCACTGGCACTGGCGCTGAAAAAGAAAATCGGCAGCAATGACGAGATTCAGAAGGTCTCCCACTGGATTGACTCCGGTTTCCCTCCACTGAACAAAGCCATTTCCGGACGTTACGACGGTGGTTTTCCGTGTGGGCGTATCGTTGAAGTCTTCGGGCCACCAAGCGCGGGGAAATGTGTTACCGCAGACACCATGCTGCTGACGGAGCGTGGAATGGTAACAGTGAAAGAACTGTTTGAGATTGAGGGGCACAAAGCAACATGCACTACTCGCGATGTAGAGCATAACGTTGGACTCATCAATGAAAATGGCGTGATAGAGAAGACCTCACACCTGACATGGAACAACCGTCGCAAATTCAAGCGCATTAAGCTGGCATCAGGGGGTTACATCGAGGCTACGTTCCGTCACCCAATTCGTGTGGTTGACGACTTAGGCAATATCGTCTGGCGGTATGCTGAAAAAATCAGTGTAGGCGACACGATTCCTTCAATGGTTGGCACACATCAATTCGGCGATCAGCACTTGGATGCCAATATCGCAAAACTGATGGGCTATTTAATTGCTGACGGATACGTGGCCTCTGAAAATTCTGTGCATTTTTCTAACACAGATCCATTCATCAAGGATGAGTACTACCGCCTCATTTCGCTGGTATCAGACAAGATGCCAGTTACGAGAAAACATAACGGCTCGGAAGACCATGTGCTGTTTAGCAAAGAGGTGCGTTCGCTGCTTTTTAAAGAATATGGTCTGGAGTATGAGAAAGCTGCTGGCAAGCAGGTTCCGTTGAGTGTGCGTCGCGCCAATAGCGAGGCTCAAATTGCATTCCTTCGCGGCTACTTTGAGCTGGAATGCCACGTCAATGATGGTCGCTGCATTGAGGTTGTGAGCGCGAGTGGGCTGCTGCTACAGCAAATTCGCCTCATGCTCCTGAATCTGGGGATTACGTCAACTATCTCTGAAAAACACGTCGCAGGTTATAAAAACATATATTACCGGCTGTCATTCAGTGGCTCTAACTACGACCTTTTCCTGTCAACGATTGGGTTCGAGTCTCCGGCTCGTTTAGCAGTGGCAACCAAACGGGACATTAGTTTTGACCGCACTTATTTAGGCTACGTTCCGCACATCAGCGGCTTAGTGAAATCACTCTACGAGTCACTCACCAAGACCTCTCGTAAAGACTACGTTCTGGTAGATCACGTTATTGGCCGCGGCGATCGTGTCGGAATAGACAAACTGCGAGAAATCTATGTCTCCTTCATTGGCAGAAAGAATCGTTTTAACGAGCATCTGTTTGCACAACTGGCAGCGGTAATTGACTCTAACTTGTTCTACGACGAAGTCGTGGCTATTGAGGAAGGTGAAGCACCAACGTTCGACGTAGCGATGCCGGAAACACACTCTTTCTGGTCTAACGGGATTATCAGCCACAACACATTCCTCGCGACGGCTGCGATGGTGTCAGCACAAAAACAGGATGGTCTGGCCGTATTCCTTGACCACGAAAACAGTTTCGACGTTGGTCTGGCGGTAGCGAACGGACTGAACGCCGACGAAGACGACGGTCAGTGGGTCTACAAACAGCCGGATACCTTCGAAGACTCCGTAGAGCTGATCGGCACAATCCTCAAGCTGGTGCGCGACGAAGAGCTTATTCCGGAAACAGCCCCTATCTGCATCGTAGCCGACTCTCTGGCGTCGATGGTTCCGAACTCGAAGGCTGAGAAGTTCGACAAGATGGCAGAAGGCACTGCGAAGGACAAAGATCAGCTGAACATGAACGACAACACGGCGCTGGCGCGCGCGACAAGTGCGAACTTCCCTACTCTGGCGCTTTGGGCGCGTAAGTACAACGCGTGCATCATCTTCTTGAACCAGGTGCGTACCAAAATTGGTGTGATGTTTGGCGATCCGACTACGTCTCCGGGTGGCGACTCTCCGAAGTTCTACGCGTCGGTGCGCATCCGTCTGGGTGCATCCGTCATGAAGGATGGCAAAGAGAAGATCGGACAGGACGTTGGCGCCGAGTGCATTAAAAACAAAGTCGCACCTCCGTTTGGCAAATGCTCATGGAAATTCTACTTCGACCCGACTCGCGGGCTGGACGTCGTCGAGTCTCTGGTT